ACTAGCGAAGCCCCAGTCTGCGCCTAGCCGGTGGATCGCATCAGGTGGAGCTTCGAACTCCTCAACCGTCCAGTTCCTGAATACCCGCGAGCTGCTGTTCTGCAGGTAAGCCCCGCACCAGACGTGAGCATACTTATCAGGATCACGAGCGCGGTCATATTCCATCTCGGCCCTAAGCACATCGGGAAACCAAGGGTTGTCGTTATAGTTCACCTCAATCACCTTACAATCAGGCGGAGGCTTATCACCACGAAGGAGCGCATCGACGGGATCTGACGGGCTGCCGGGGTTCCATGTGAACCATAGCTCTGAGTTTGGCTTACGGATTGTTGGCCGGAGAAGATCGAGACTGCGCTGGGATAGAGACTGCGCTTCTTCTACCCATGCCCTGTCATAGCCTTCTAGTGACTTGATGGATTCAGCGGTGTGGTTCTGCATGCCCTGGAAGATGATAAGCCCGTCGCCCTTCTTGGATTTAATCACCGCTTCCTGCACTTCGAAATAAGCGCCTGCGTTCATCTGCTCAATCTTTACCTCTAGCAAACGCTTAACCGATTGCGACAAAGACTTTTGGACCTCACGCACGCAAACGCTGCGGCTGTTCTGATCCATGATGTGCGCCTCAATTAACATCTCCGCAAACGTATGGGATTTGGACGAACCGCGTCCTCCGTATGCACCTTTGTATCGTGCTGGCTCTAATAACGGAAGAGCCCATTTTGCTGTATCGATGCGCAGCGTTCTCACTTGTTGATCACCACACGTTCAATGCGGCTGATACCCAGCTCACCAGTGAGATCGATCTTTTGTGGAGCGTTGAAGCCGTGCATGGCGTTAAGCTCTTTGACCGCAGAAACCTTTACCGATCCATTGCCTTCTTTATAGGCTTGAACGAGGGCTTTTACCGACATTTCACGAGACCAAAGCTGTTTGCTTTGAAGCTGTGCCTTTAGCTGGGCAACCCTTTCCGCGACCTTTCCGTCTGACATTAGAACAGATGCTTTGGAATAAATGTTGTTTGTGCTCATTTTCTCAGCGTCATAAGCAATGCGATAAGCGTCAGCTTGTCCCATTCCATCAGCTATAGCTTGGGCAAATGCTTCTTGCTTTGCTGTTAGTTTGTTATCCATTGGTAACCTCCGCGAAAGGTTGATTGGTTTCTGCGTGAATAGCTATTTTGCCTGTGAAGTCTTGCCAACGCTTGATTATGACGTCGCAGTATTTTGGGTCAAGCTCCATAAGGCGCGCGTGTCGATTAGTCTTTTCACAAGCGATCAGAGTAGAGCCAGAGCCGCCAAATAAATCGGTGACAATATCTCCTCCCTTACTGCTATTAGAAAGCGCCCGTTCAATTAGCGCCACTGGCTTGGGAGTCGTGTGTCCTTCTACCCGCTCCTTGTCAAAACGCCACAAGCTAACTTGCTTTCTATCACCATAAAAGGTGTGCGTTCCGTTTTTCATCCATCCATAAAGGCACGGCTCATGCTGGCTCTGATAATCAGTGCGCGAAAGTGTCAGACTGTTTTTTGCCCAAATCACCATACTCGAAAAATGAAAAAACTCACGGAACACGCTATGGAAAATGTCAGCGCACCTATCGCTGTGAAAGACATAAATTGCCGCCCCTAACTTTGATGTCGCCAAATAACTGGAAAATGCACCGCGCAAAAGCCCATCAAGACCAGAACGGTCATCATTGTTAATGCCTTTGTAATCCACCCCATAAGGCGGATCGGTGAAAACCATATCTGCCTTCTGACCATCCATCAGCTTCTCAACCGCATCGATGCTCGTGCTATCACCACACATCAGCCGATGATTACCTAGAAGCCAAACATCACCCAGCACGGTCTTGGGAATCTCAGGAGCATCTGGAACCGCATCCTCGTCGGTCAAGCCTACGGTTGGTTCAGGCTCTAGCAAACCGTCAAGAAAGCTATCCTCGAACCCAAGCAGATTAATGTCAAAGTCTTCCAGCTTCAGGTCTTCGATCTCTGCCTTGAGCATATCCATGTTCCAGCCTGCGTTTAAGGCGAGCTGATTGTCGGCTATAACTAAAGCACGTTGCTGGGCCTTGCTGAGGTGGTCAAGGACAATAGACGGCACTTCTTCCATGCCAAGTTTACGAGCTGCCAGGAGCCTTCCATGTCCTGCGATGATCGTATTATCTCCATCGATCAGAATCGGGTTTGTCCAGCCAAACTCTTTAATGCTTGCCGCTATCTGTGCCACCTGCGCATCGCTATGGGTTCGGCTGTTGGATATATAGGGCAACAACGCAGAGACAGCTATTTGCTCAATCTTCAAGATCGGATTTGTTGTCATAAGGCATTATCCCTTTATTCGTGCCGATTGTCTAGCGTATGGCTTGTTTGATTAGTTCAGACATTGCCTTCTTTGGAGATCCAAACCACTGCACCAGTTCTTTCCAGACCTGTGCCTCTGGCTCATCTGCCCTGAACTCAACAGCAATAACGGCAGCCCCTTCAGACCGCCGCTTTGCATTATGTTTAGCTTGGCGGGTGGTCATGATATGTCTCCATTGAGCGCAGAATAGCGCGTCCTAAGAGTTCGGGGATTTGTGGGACGACTGCGTTGCCAAGGGCTGCAAGCTGCTGTTGAGCCAACCGGCCGGAAATCCCATCATCATCTCTGAGAATTGGGGAGATGCGCGTAATCGTTGATTCCAGCCAAGCAAGAGCGCCACGCTGTGAATCCAATGTAGTTGACGGCCATTCGTCACGCGCCGTTGCGCCGCGCCAGGTCCAATTATATAATATCCTTTCCCATCGCTGTGTTGCGGGGTGCGCAACCAACCACACTCTCTGCCTGTCGTGAGGCGCTCCAACATCGGAAGCCGAAATAACTTCCCACTCCGCATCATACCCGATTTTGGAAAGGTCTCCGAGAACGTCTCCAAGCCCCCTTCCAAGCAGTGCTGAGACGTTTTCCACAATGACGAAACGGGGTCGTAACTCGCCAACCAGACGGGCGATTTCTGACCATAGGCCGGAGCGTTCGCCTGCAAGTCCGGCTCCTTTGCCGGCTGTGCTGATGTCTTGGCACGGGAAGCCTCCGCAAATGACGTCAACGGCAATTCCATCGGCAGCAAGTCGCTCGGCTGTGAGTTTGCGGACGTCTTCATATATTGGCACCTCTGGCCAGTGCTTGGCCAATACTTTGCGGGGGAATGGTTCAATCTCGCAGAATGCTACGGTTTCGCAAAGGCCGGATCGTTCTAGGCCAAGCGAAAACCCGCCAATCCCGCTGAAAAGATCAAGCAGTTTGAGTTTAGTCATGAAATAGCCTCGACCGCATAGCCAATATACAGAGCATCTCGGGTTGAGATCCAAGCGCGACGACGTGCTTCTTTTGACGATTTCAAGTGAAACCGCTTGCAGCTGCCATCAGCCTGCACCCTGTCATAGAAGCCGGAAACTTCGTCCCAAAAGTATTGAATAAGGCGACGACCGCCTACGGTCTTAATGATGATTGTGCCTGCGTTTTCCACGTCTCTCTCCTTCAAAGTGGGTGGGGGCCGAAGCCCCCGTTGGTCATTTATTGTGAACGTATCCGTTTGTTGAAACCGTGATACCGCATGAGGTTGTAGCCTCTCCATTGCGCCCAGTGTCTCTGTTTGAGACCACCTGATAGCCTTGGCTTTCTAAGTAAGCCCTTACACACGATCCATCTAAAGAGCGAAAGTTTGCGCTAATTTCGTTTGGTAAAAATCCGTTGGTCATGTCTCTCTCCTTGTTGATGACCCTTTATCCCACAAGCCTCCCACACTGTCAACTAGTTGACTGGAATTAACTGCACAAATATTTAATCGCTCATCCCTCGCAAAGCCTCAGCCATTGATTGAGCAGACCGAACAGGCGGGGCAGGATCGACTGACAGCACAGGTGCCTCGTCAAAGCCCACAGGACGCTCAGGAGCGGGTTTTGGAAGCAAAGCGGCTGTTGGTTGCTTTGCTGACCATTCAAGCGCGTGGAGTAGGTCTCTGCGCTTTTGGACCATACGCTCGCACTTCTCGACAATCTCAGACAGGGCCGGTGCCCACCGTGACGTCAAAGTCAATTCATGAAGCGCGGCCAGTGCCACGTCAGCCGGATAACCGCCAAGCGTTCGCAGATAGACCGCATCACCAAGAGCAGCCTTGTCTTGGCTTTCTTTGCCTCGAACGGTTGATACTTCAAGCACGGCTAACGCCTTGGTCAAAGCCATCTCAGTTGCAGGCTCCATTGACTGCCGTACCAATGCAATCGCCCCGGCAAAATCCGCGTCTTGATCTGGAACCATCGCATAGTCAGGTTCCCCAACCATCACGCAAGCCCTCAGCTTCTTTGATACGCCGAATTGCGATGTCAGCACGGCTAACAGGTTCTTGTCTGTCTGGCGCGGGTCTTTGTCCCCGACCTTGGGCAGGTCTGCGGTCACAGTAATTTCCGATCCACGTTCGCCACGTTGCAGCCCAGTCAAGTTTAACCCCACCTGCCCCAGCCTTTGAAAGCCAGAAGTCTCGGAACCGTTCTGCCTGTTGTCTTGTTTCGTCATTGTTCAATCCTTTCGTGAAAGCGTGTTGAAGGTCTTGTTCTGATGGTTTCCAGTCCTCAGAAATGCGTGTTCCGCGCTTATTTGCTACAGATGATTTATCATCTGTTAGAGTGGTGGTTATCTGATGGTTATATGGGGTATCACCAGTGACAGGGGGGGGTGTCATTCTGAGAGGGGGGGGTGTCAAATTGACAGGGGGGGTAATTGTCAAGAAATAGCCTGACGAAGTTTGAGATCCATCCGCTCTAAATCTGTAATCAACCCTCACGATTCCTTGACCGCAAAGATCAGCCAAAGCCCGCCTTACGCTCGCAGGCGACATGCAAGATATTTCTGCGATGGTCTTTATTGACGGGAAAGAATAACCGTTCTCGTCTGAGAAGTTAGCTAACGAGATCAGCACCACCTTCTGAGATACAGAAACACCTCGCATTCCGAAGGCCCAGTTCAAAGCCGAAATGCTCATAACAAAACCCCCTTGCGTGCATTGGGGCGATCAGATAGAATTATAGCACTCATGCGGATCCTCTCCTTCAAACTTTCCGTGTGACAGGGCGGGTCGAGGTCTGTGAAACCTCCCCGCCCGCACCTTACTAGCCTTTCATTGATCTGTAAACTTGCATCTCAAAACGGAATCGAGTCCTCTAGGTCATCTGCAAAGCTGCGCTTGGTTGATTCCTGGCTGGGCCGTGCATCCCGATCCTTACCAAGCAGAACCAGCTCACCCTTAAACCTGCCTATGACAACCTCAGTGGCGTAGTTCTTCTGCCCGTCCTTGTTTGTCCATTCGCGAGTCTGCAGCTGGCCTTCAATGTAGACCTGCTGGCCCTTCTTGAGATAGTTCTCAGCTACCTTGACCAGTGCGTCATTGCGAATAACTATCTTGTGCCAATCAACCCGTTCCTTTTTTTCCCCGGTGGCTTTGTCTCTCCAACGCTCGTTTGTTGCGATTGAGAACTCCGCAATCCGATCACCTGATGGGAATGACGTAATCTGTGGATCACGGCCCAAAGTTCCCAGTATCGTCACCTTGTTTACACTGCTCATGTCACACCTCGATTTTCAGATAGTCGGCCAGAATGGCGATTGTGCTTTTGTTGGGTTTGTTCTCGCCACCGAATTGAACGTTACGGATCGTCTTGATTGATAGCCCGGTTACATCTGCAACCACGCTCACGCGCCTATCTCGAAGCGCCTTCTGGATGGCTGCAATCACTGCATCTGTCTTTTGTTCGTCTGTCATATTTGCTCCTTGCAAAAAGATATTTACTTTATACGCAACATATGGCTATAAGTAAAGGCACTTTGAAGGAGGGCACATGAAACGATTAGAAAAAGCTACGGCACGGCTTGAGGAGGCTTCGGCCCGCGTTGCCCGTGCTAAAAAAGGCAACATCATGCGCGCACGGTTTCATCTGGAACTAGCCCGCACTGAACATCTTAAAGCTGAACTCAAACAGGAGAAAAAGAAATGACTGAACACAAATCAATCTACGCAGCCTTAGCAGCTGCCCAGCAAGAGTTTGGGCAAGTCACCAAAGGATCGGTAAACCCTGCATTCAAAAGCAAGTATGCCGATCTGGCAGACGTGGCTCAGGTTGTTATCCCGACACTAAACAAACATGGCTGCGCTGTGCTGCATTATCTGACGGGTGAGCAATTCCAGATGATGCGAACCGAGTTCGTGCATTGGTCAACCGATACTAAGCTTGCTTGCGACGTTCCGTTGATCTTCGAGAAGAACAATATGCAAGGCATGAAGTCAGCAACAACATATGCCAAGCGGATTGGACTTGAAAGCCTGTCAGGAATCGCGCCTGAAGATGATGACGGCAATGCCGCATCCAAGAAAAGCAACAAACCAGCTCAAGCAACCGATTCCGACAGAGACGATGCAAACGACTGGATTGAGTGCATGGACCAGTGCCAGTCCGTTGACGAGCTGGCCGCATATTTCAAAACGATCTGGGATGACGTAAAAGTCAAACCGACCGAGATTATGAACCTTGTCGTAGCAGCTAAAGACAGCGCGAAAAAGAAACTGGCAGGTGGCCAATGATCGAGCAACGCGTTTTAAGTCACTTAGAGATTGATGCTGAAAACGGGACAATTTTTTGGCTAAAACCACCTAAAAACCACCCACGCCTTGTTGGAAAAGAGGCCGGATCATTACTTTCCAATAAAAACGGAAAGAATTACTGGCACATTAGATTTGAGGGACGTTCATATAAAAGGTCTCGATTAATTTTTGCTTATGTGCACGGCAGGTTTCCGTATCCATGCGTTGATCACATTGACGGTAATTCCCTAAACGACTGCGCGTTAAATCTTCGCGAGGCGACCGTTACCCAAAACAATTGGAACCATAAATCTCGAAAAAAAGAAGCTGCGACGTTAATGGGTGTTCGAGCGCTATTAAGCGGCAAGTATCAGGCTCGCATACGTTGCAATCATACTGAAATTTCGCTTGGAGTATTTCAAACAGAAAACGAAGCATACGCCGCATATCAAAAAGCAAGGGAGGTGTATTTTGGACAATACGCATAATGTAGAACAACGGTCGGAATTATGGCACGCCGCCCGTCTGGGCAAGGTCACTGCCTCCAAGATAAGCGATGTAATGGCTTCAGGACGCGCAGGAGCGCCATCAGTGACACGGGCCAACTATCTAGCCCAGTTGCTATGCGAACGCCTCACAGGCCGCCCTACAGAAGGCTTTACTAGCGATGCCATGCAACACGGCACCGACAACGAACCTATCGCAATCAATGCCTATGAGATGGCTCAAGACGTGATTGTGAATCCGATTGGATTTGTGGATCATCCAAGCATTGCCATGTCGGGAGCAAGCCCAGACGGGTTAGTTGGTAACGAGGGCTTGATTGAGGTGAAGTGCCCAAACAGTGCAACCCATCTTGCGACGTTGAAAGGTGGATCGATTGACGGGCGATACATGAAACAGATGCAATGGCAGATGGCTTGCACGGGGCGGAAGTGGTGCGACTTTGTAAGCTTTGACCCACGAATGCCGGAACATCTGCAACTTCATGTCAGGCGCGTCCCGCTTGATCTTGATTTAGTCAGGGAGATTGAAACCGCAGTCTGCGAGTTCCTGGTTGAACTTGATGCCGATTGCTTGCGGTTTGCTCCACCGGCATGACGCACACTGTTATCCTTGTCGGGGAACGTCAGCGGGACTTTGCCAAAAGCTTAGTCTCGCAGGCACCTCTTGGCTATGTCGTCACGGTTAAGCCTCAAGTCCGAACGCACGAGCAGAACGATCTCATGTGGGCATTGCTGACCGAGCTAAGCAGGGCAAAGCCTAACGGACGGGAACACACCCCTGACGCTTGGAAGCTGCTTGTGATGCACGCTTGCGGTCATGCCTGCCAGTTTGAGGTGGGATTGAACGGCCAGCCATTCCCTACGGGCTTTAGATCAAGTCAATTGACCAAGGCGCAGATGAGCGACTTAATAGATTGGATATATGCCTATGCCGCAGAGGCAGGCGTTGAGTTGAATTGCCCATGACCTTTAGCCCTATCAAACTTGAGCCTCGCAAAGGCTTCACACCTAAACAACGGGCCGCTGTGTTCTTGGAGCATGGCGGCATCTGTCATCTATGCGCCGGGAAGATTTAAGTCGGGCAGGCATTTGACATCGATCATGTCATTCCCTTGGCACTAGGTGGAACAAACGACACCTCGAACCTACGCCCTGCCCATAGCCGTTGCCATCGCGGGACAGGCTCCAAGACCTCTGACGATGTGAAAGACATCAGCCGCGCAGATAGGCTGGCCCAGAAGCATTTCGGAATCCGAAAGCCAAAGGGCCGATGGCCTAAGAGATCGTTTCCGAAAGATCGGAATTAAATAAGTTGGATTGAGTTTCATTCTCAATTCGTCTACAAGCTCGATCAAAGTGCTTAGGATCAATTTCGATTCCAACAAATTTTCGGTTAAGTCTTTTGGCTGCAATGCCTGTTGTGCCAGATCCCATGAACGGATCTAGAACCAATTGCCCTATAGAGGTTGAGTTGCCAATATAATGCTCCATCAACTCTACTGGCTTTTGGTTTTCATGATCACCGTTGATAATGTTCTTGCACTTGATCAGTTGCCGAGATCCGCAATCCGCAATCGACTTGGCTGCTCCCGTATAACAGAATAGCGTAAACTCGCAGTTTTTCATATACCAGCGATTAGGCGTGCCGGTGGATTTGTCCCAGACCAACCAGTTGTGAAAGCGGAACCCAGCGCCTAGAGCAGCATTCTCGCAAGCTGCTACATAGCGATTGTTGACCATGAAGTAAGCATGACCGCGTGGCATGATAGGAACCAAGAGCGGCATGACTTCATCAAACTCAATATCGCAATTCGTGATCTTGCCCGAGTTATCGTAAGTGCCAACCTTAAACTTGCCACCCATTTCTCCAGTGGTGTTGCCGCCGGACTCCAAGCGATATGGCAGGTCTGAAACAATACAATCAACCTTGCCAAGCGTTGGCAAAACATCGCGGCAGTCGCCTAAGATCAGACGGCAATCGCCTATTACTTCTTCGCGGTAGGTCATGCTGATGCCCTCATCGTCCTGATCGGCACTACTACACTGCACAGCTGGTGGTGCTTGGTGCAATAGCTTGAGCCAGGTTGCTGAGAAGCTCCACAAAAGTGAAAGTCCTCATCGCCCACCGCCCCAATCGGGAACCGGCAATCGTTAGCCTTTAGCGACAGCACCGCCTTCTTGGTTGAGTCACTGCATGAGACAATTGGCTTCATCCATTTGTTCTCCTGAACCATGGCCTCTGCCCGAAGGCGAGCCCTCTCCATCGTGGTCTTTTTAGCCTTTTCAGAGCGAGCGCGTCTGTATTGCTGCAGCGCCTTCTTTTTCTCCCGAAGTCCGGCTTGGGCTTGTTTCTTCAATGCGTTCCTGCGAGCAATAGCCTTGGCTAGATCACCGTGAGCCTCAGCGAATGAAAGCTTAAGGCGATGCCGCCGCCCGATGATCATGTTCTTTGTCCAACGCCCGCCGAACTCCTCCGCTAGGGCATCAGCACTTTCACGGGTTGATAGCCCATCCATAAAATGAGCCTTGAGGGCCTCGGTTTGCGCTTCTGTCCATTTAAGCATTGGCTTCGTCCTCAAATGTCTTGCCGTGAATTACATTGCAGGCATCAATCCAGTTCTGCAAGGTTTGCGGATCTACGCCGATCTGCGCCCCGTGATGATGTGCCTCTATCAAAGCAAGCTGACAACGTAGGGCTATTTCATATTTTTCGTGACATGTTAACTTCATGGTTTAATCCTCCGGGCTAAAGCCTATCAACGCAATACCACGATAATCTCAGTCAGTCTATAAAAATGTGCTTTACAGAAAAGAAATCTTCTATATGATGCACATATCGACGAACGAAGGAGACACCAATGTATGACTTAAATGAGATCCAAGAAGCCATCGCAGCGCATATGCCGCGACTGGTGGAAAGCATCCAAGCCGCCGAACGCAACCAGTCCATGAGTGCAATGATGACTATAGACATCTCAGCAGCCGTTGAGGGTTTCCTTGATGCTTTGATCGAGGAAGCCACATTCTACCAGTCAAGAGTTGATTGCGACTACGCCGATGAAGAAGCCGAGAGCGATGCCCGCCATGAGTTCTGCAAAACCATGACCCGCTGGCGTATCCGTGAATACGGCATGACAGCACGGGAGATTGCTCGCATCAAAGCTGACACGATCCGCGAGATTAAAGCCGCACGGGTGCAATCATGAGCCGCCTCGACGCAGAACGGATAGCCCGTCTGTATGAGGGCTTCTATGCCGAGAAGCCAGAGCCTTTCTCTGGGCCGATTCCCCGTTGTGTGCTTGAGCCTATTCAAGACCGCGACCATTGCCACACTAGCCCGCTTGAGTTTGTTGCTGGTTGCGCCGTGCTGGCACTTGTGGCGATAATTTTTGGATGGGTGCTGTGATGACCCCTAACACCGACCTAACCCGCACAATTGCCCGTGTCCGCGCCATGTTGCGTGAGGCCGAGCAAGCGACGCTACCTTGTGGCGTCCGTCCACCAAACCCCCAAGCAGTCAGGGCAAAATTGCATCAGGTTGCGCGGGAGTTGGAGGGGGTGCTGCAATGACCGACCTAACCTTCCAAACCCCCGACGAGGCAAAAGCATGGGATATGTATGTGGCTGGGGCTTTGGCTTGTCCGCACCTGAAAGATGAGGGCGCGCTTGAAGTTGCCGACACGCTCATCCTCGAACGCCGCAAACGCATGGCACCTGAGAAGGTGGAGACTGACTGATGGCTTCTCAAAAGACAAAAGAACGCCTCAAGCAAGTCATGGAAATGGTCGATGACATGGACCTACCAGACGGTGCGCATTGGGCGCTTATCAACGAAATGATGAACTTCGACCACGGGGATGCTGAGTGCATGATTGCCGATGATCCCGACTTTTTTGGATTTAGCTAACATGACCGAC